TACCGCAAGGCCCCTTTTCTTTCTCTTTGTATCTGTAACATTTTTCTAAGATTAGATGTATAAAAATCCCTAACAGTTATTTTTTTTTCACCAATGTTGTGACCATTTACTAAATTTTCTATTCCAATATTAAATATTTCCTCTGTTTCTCTAACAGACATACCAGACTCATTAACTTGTCTTGTTAAACATCTCACACAACTTCCACACCAATTTTCACCATTCCTCTCAGCATCATCACACTGATTAAAAATATTTTTAAGTTCATTTGGTATTGCATCATATATTGCAACTCTTCCTAATTTTGCTTCAGCAAGGGGTGCTCTCAATTCTGTATTTGTAATATCTTTCCAAAAATCCCTAGCAACTTTATTACCGTGAGGAAATTGTGTTCTATCAACTCCTGTATTTACATAATCAATTTGATTTCTTGAATGTCGATTAATTTCATTCATCCAATAATAATAACAATAAAATCTTTCTATAATCCAAGGAATAAAACTTTTTTTTAAAAAACTATTTGTTGTAGTTTCTCCTCCTTGTAATTCATCATTCCAATACTTTTCCAATATTTCTTTTGTAACAACATCATCATATATTCGGTGTTCTGGCGATAAATAAAATGACCAATTTGGTGAGGGAGCCTTTTCTATACGAAACTGAAAATCCCTAACATTTGTTCTTAACCAATTAACAATATTATAAATGTATTTCTGACAAAAATCTAAATGGTTCTTGGAAAAAAAGTGAGTGTATCTACAATAAACTGCCACAACTTCATGATCAGTATTCCTCAATAAATTATATAATGACAATGTGGAATCTTGTCCACTTGACATGCAATGTAAAACTTTCATTATCTTTCCTCTGGAAAATTATCTATATCTTCTTTAGGTTCTTCACCTTCAAATTGTTCACCATTCCATTTATAAAATTGTAAATTTTCGTGTGTCAATTTCTTATTCTTATTATTAACCCAAACTAATGTGTGATAAGTATCAAATTTTTCAGTAGCTTTTTCTACCATATCAATAGCTTGACCGTCTTGTTCTGTATTAATTAATATCCATCCCATAATATATACTCCTATCCGTAATTGACAACATAAGCATATCCACCCTTACCGGACGATGCGCCGTTGGTTGCGATTCCGCCCGATCCAAAGGACGGGCCGTAAGTATTACCGCTTCTGTTTATTTGACCACCCGATCCTGAACCATTACTGCCGACTTGATGCTGAAAGGAGGGGCCGCCGGCACCACCTGTAGCTGAACAAAAACTACCAAAAGATGAAGTTCCACCAGTGGCGCTATCGCCGCCGCCGGCACCAACTGTTACAGTAACAGAAGCAGTACTTGAAACATCAATAACTTCTTCTGCTGATCCACCATCTCCACCACTGCCACGAATTGTATCCGCAGCTTTATCATCCGCTGTGCCATTCTTGGCACCACCTCCACCACCGACAACATGAACAAGAACCTTAGTACAGCCAGAGGGTCTAGACCAAGTACCACTAGACGAAAAGTCTTGCACACTAATAATTCCCGGTGCGGCCCAAGTCATCGTGCCATCACCATCTGACCTCAAGAACTGTAAAGTTGTACCATTACCACTAACATCTAACTCGCTTGCGCCGACAGCGGATGCAGCTATTGCAGTTGCATCCACAGAACCAGCAGCATAGTGTTCAGCATCAATCGAATCTGCTGCTATGTGTTCAGAGTTAATAGCATCATCAGCAATCTTAGTTCCATCAACAATATCAGCGGCAAGATGTTCCCTATCAATACTACCAGCAGCATAATGTTCTGAATTAATTACGTCATTAGCAATCTTAGTTCCATCAATAATATCAGCAGAAAGATGCGCTCTATCGATACTGCCATCAACATACTGAGCACTGTCAATTGAGTTTGCAGACATATGTGCAACATCAATACTACCATCAGTATAATGTTCACTATCAATAGCATTATCAGCAATTTTAGCATTAGTTATTGAATCACTAGCAAGATCAGCAGCTACAATAGTTCCGTTAGCAATTTTGGCAGAAGTTATTTGACTATCGGCAATATGTGCGGTATCAATACTACCATCAACATAGTAATCACTGTCGATGGAGTTAGCAGGAAGAACTGGTATTTGACTAAAGGTCACTACACCATTAGAGGCGATTGCGATTGCATCTTTATCACTAGCACTACCGATATTTCCTGCATTTGCAATAACTATACCGGCATTGAATGTTGCTTCGCCAGCAGCACTACCGTCGATGGTTAAGAAAGTTGTGTCAGAACCACCATCAGTTCCCTTGAGAATAATATCGCTGTCGTTAGCAGCAGCATCAATTGTGATATTACCAGAACTTGTTGTTAGAAGAATTGCTGCATCACCAGCATCAATATCGTCTGCGGCATTGGATGCAGCGGCGGCCCAAGAAAAATCTGTACCATCTGATGTTAATATCGTATTTGCGCTACCAATGGTTAGTACAGCAGGGTCACCACTTGCATCACCATATATAATCTTGCCTCGTGCAATTCCAGCCATCTTCGCAAGTGTAATTTGGTTATCTGCAATATGTGCAGTATCAATAGAACCATCTACATATTGGTCACTGTCAACGGAGTTAGCAGACATATGTGCGAGGTCAATAGAACCATCTATATATTCATCACTGTCGATGGAGTTTGCTGGCATAACTGGTATTTGACTAAAGGTCACTACCCCGTCAGAGGCGATTGCGATTGCGTCTGTATCACTGGCAGAACCAATGTTACCCGCATCTGGTATAATTAGATTTCCACCAATTGTAATACCCGCACCAAATGTTGATAAACCAGCAGCACTACCATCAATGGTCAAGAAAGTTGTATCAACACCACCATCTGTTCCCTTGAGAATAATATCGCTATCGTTAGCAGCTGCATCAATAGTGATATTACCACTACTTGTTGTTAGATTAATTGCGGCATCACCGCCGGTTATATTATCAGCAGCAGCACCGACACTTGCAACAATATAAGTTTTAAGTCTTGAAGCAAGCATACTCTTCATGGTGCCACCAGCACCATCATCTATCATAAATAAGTCAGCATCTACAACAGCTGCGGCCATCTCTGTTGCACCATCAAGATCAATATCAGCAATATCAATACTACCATCAGGAAATACTGGTGCTTGACTAAATGTTACTACCCCGTTAGAAGCAATTGCAATTGCATCTGCATCACTAGCAGAACCGATTTGACCACCATCTTGAACTGTAATATTTGAACTAAATACAGGTCTTGCAGCAAAAGTAGCAACACCTGTTTGTGTCAATGTACCTGAGACATCTAGATTGCCATTGATATCAATCAAAGTTGAAGTAATGTCTATTTCATCATCAGCAGCAATTGATAAATCACCATCAGCAGTTGAACCAATACTAATTGCAGAATCTCGAAACTGAATTTCCATCGCTGCGTTTAGTAGCAGACCAGTGTCAGCAACATGAGTCAGAGTGACATCACCATCAGCACCAAAGCCAAGAACTGCTGCATCTGACAAAAGTTTAACATCATCACCAAAGACTGAATCCTTAACAACAGACAACCCACCATCAGTCTGCAATGAACCATCAGTAGTACTTGTTGCTTCAGTAGCATCATCAGTTTTGATAATACCACTTGCAGTTAGGGCAGCAGTAGTAACAGCACCAACAACACCCAAAGTACCCGCCATTGTAACATTAACTGTACCAGTTGGTATTTCAATAACATCTGCGTCAGCGTCATTTTTAATAGTTATGTCATTTGTGCTGCCTTGTCCTGTAAGTATGAGCCCTTCTGTTGAGGTATAACCAATTGCAGCATTATCACCAGCAGCAGTATCACCAGATGCATTAAGAGTTTTTGCTGATGTAATATCTCCAACAACAGTTACATTTGTAGTTCCTGTTGGTATTTCTAGTACATCTGCGTCAGCGTCATTTTTAATAGTTATGTCATTTGTGCTGCCTTGTCCTGTGAGTATGAGGCCTTCAGCAGATGTATAACCGATTGCAGCATTGTCTCCAGAATCAGTATCACCAGCAGGTTCTACCGTACCAGTAGTTGTAACATTACCTACAACAGCCAATCCAGTACTATTGAATGTTCCTCTAAGAGCAGCACCAGTTGTAATTGATAATGCGTCTTGGGCACTAAAGTATATACCTGTATTTGTATCACCACTATTAGTAATTGATGGTGCTGACACGCCGCCGTCTGCGAATGATGCAACACCAGTGATCGAAGGTGTAGCAAGAGTGACAACAGTAGCAGTAGCACTAATACCAGAAGTTAGTGCAGTACCCGTACCCAATAGAGTATAGAGTTCAACAAAATTGTCATTAAGTTTATCACCACCGGCTCGAATAGTATCACCTGTACCATCCCCAGCGGTTGTTCCTAAATCTATTGATTGATATGTCATTATTCATTCTTCCTTTATTGTATTTATAATATAACTCTAGGTGTAACTAGTGTTTCTAACTCTAGGTGCATCCCATGTATAACTATAATAATCATCTGTATTGGTTACATCACTAAATTTGTGTATTGTATTATTGAATCTAAATACGATTGTACCCTCTTCACTTGGTTTCGGTGCAACCTTAGCTTTAGCAGAAACAAGTGATACAATAAGAGTTTTTGCGAACACATTAAATCCAGCTGGATGAACTGCTTTTTTCAACTCATTCAGATATATGTTCCCACTGGAATTTGTCTGAACTTCATATGAAAAATCTTGATAATAATAAGAATCTTGAAGTCTAATCAATTGTTCACTAATCAAATGTTCGATACCACTAAACTTTCCAAATTTTTCAATAGAAGTACCCAAATTAAGTGATAACTTTGCAATGTCTGCATGAGCAATTGTTGCAGATGCTGTAGCAGTTGTTATTGATGTTGTCCCAGCAGAAAAATCAAATCCTGCATCCTCAAACAATATTTTATCTGTTGCATGAAGAGAAGATGCATTTGTTGCATCCAAAACTAAGTTGGTAAAGGCAACGTCATTTTCATACAGAAGTTTATTATTAACATCATCAATACCGAATACATCGGTCACACCAGATTCTAAAACAATCAGATTGCTAGAATCATTTGTTCCATCTGCATCCGTACCATTGAATACAATTTTTTCACCAATGTTTGCAGGCCCGGTAATTCCTTCTTCAAAGAAAAGTTTGTCATTTTCATCTTCACCAGCAGAATTGGTGCCATCCAAGAGAATTGCATCTGTATTATAAAAAGGTTCAGTATCAGCACTAGCCAGTTCCAAGAAAAGTTTATCATCTGCATCATCACCCGCCGAGTTAGTACCATCCAAGAGAATTGCATCATTACCATTAGCACCACCACCACCATCTGGTGTGCCATCTTCTAGAATAATCTGAGCAACAGTTGGTTCCTCATTTTCAAGAAGGATAGTTGCAATGAGGTTAGTCTGATTGATGACTAAATTATCTTCGTATTCTATGTCAGCATTAAGTAAAATAAAGTCTTCAGAATTAACTGAAAGGATTATTGATGGCGCACTTTCTTGTATAAATTTTACATGTCTAAGTTCATAATCATAAACTATGCTATCATTATGATAACCATCTTCTTGACAAATAAAATGTCTAATACCATTAACATCTGGTTCTGCCCTAATTGACCCACTGTCATCTTCAAGTAGAGTCTGTGCTAGTTCTACGATCTCTGGAAACTCCATGATGAGTTCACCCTGACCATCCTCCAAGAGTATGAAGTCAGTTGTTGCCGCAGTAGCATTTAATAAAATTCTGTCTCCATCTTCATCAACTAGATTTTCACCATAAACAAGATCAGCATCTAAAATAAAATTGTCATCAACATAATCATCGTCCACAAGAGAGTCTTCAAGACGCATACCCTCATTGGAAGTTAAACTGACAGATTCACTTTCAATAGCAACACTGTCTTCAATAGAAACCTCTAGAAGTTGAGTTGTAGAATCGTATGATCGAATAGTTCCAGTGTGTGATGTTAGTGTATCTCCTACAGCAAAAATCCCCGTTATATCTTTTATAATAAAATTTGCACGGGCTTCTGATGTGGGGGATTCAGTATAACTGAAGCCCGGATTAGTAATATTGATAGAATCAATTCTTCCAATATCTGTGGTTGTTGCAAGAACATTTGCACCGTTACCATATCGAGTCCTAACAGTAACGGTAGGTAATAATCCATAACCATCACCCGGTTCAGTTACAGATATCTTTGTAATATCTCCAGCGCCAGACTCTAGCACAAATCCATCATTATCAGAACGGTTTGTATCGAAAGATAGTGTACTTACTGCCCACTCAGATTGAATTCTGTGACCAAGCTCTAGTTCAGTGTTAATGCCATCAGAGTATGAAGCAACATTACCAGACTCATTGTAGAGGTGATCCGATTGATAGGCAAAGTCTCCACCATACAGTGTGTATGTAGATACATCATAAGTTCCTGCTGCAGCAACTGTTGTTGCAGTTGGTGAATAAAAAGTAAGACCGGGATACTCAACAAACTTATATTCTCTTACTGCCTTTGCAAGAGAATCAAATGTTAAAACTTCATTATCTGAAAATTTTTGTGGGATGGACAGGAGAATATTTGATTGATCAGTAACAGAGGTAACTGTAACTTTTCCAGAAATACTATTTGATCTTACAACCATCCCTATTACAATTTCATCCCCAGCATTTCCATCTAGTACTACTGCTGTTGAGTTGAATGTTTCACCGTTGACCCTAGCTGATGATTTTGAAATAGTAGTTTGTTCTGCTGCGTAATTCGTTATATATATTGGATAATAGTAACCCGCCCCACCACTATAGATTCTATCAGTTCCAAATACTGCAAAGGGTTCTTCTGCAATGAGTGTACCCTCTTCAAGTTGAAAATTAAATTGTTCTTCGAAAGTGTTTGTACCAGATTCCTGTATGATAACATTATCAGCAATGTCTTCTTCAGAAACAATTAAACCATTAGTACTAGTAACCACGCCCAACGCTTCTTGCACTTTTCCATCTTCAGAACTGTTCTTTTCAAAAACTACAAGTTCACCAATTTCATAATTCGATCCTGCATTGTCAATTATAACACCCGAAACTGAACCTCTTTGAATAGTACCAACAACAGCTGAAACATCACCACTACCAATAGCAACAGAACTATCAAGGTCAATAACATCATCAACACTGTAAAGTGTTCCATCATTTGAGATTGATGCAGATGCAATTAATTGATTGATAATAAAATTAAATCGCACATCCCCTTTACCAGATCTACCATATGCAGTTTCTCCATTTTCAAAGGTTCCAACCACACTTGAGATTTCAAATTCAATATAAGAAGTACCACCAGAGAGAGAAAAGGTTGTTGAATTTTCAACAAGAGCAGTTGCTAAGCTGCTATTACCTGTAATTGATTGTCCAATAAGTTCATCTGCATCAATATCATCAGGAGAAGAAACACGGATAATAGTAGGTTTATCCCAATCTGCTGCTGATGGTTTTGTCATATATTGGTTTGGATAAAATATTTCTGCTTCCTCACCCAGAAGGATTTTAATAAAGAGTTTAATACCCTCATCGGTTCCCTTCCTTCGATACAACTCATTAATATGTTTTTCTAAATTTCTCTTATTAATTCCATTTGCAATATTAGCAGGAATCCCACTCATAAAGGATTTGCGAAACTCTTCAATAAAGTCATCGATAGTGTTATCAATATTAGCATTGGCCAATAATTGTTGAATATTTTGAACGGGGTTTGCACGATATTTTATTATCGATCCAGTTGCGCCAGAAGTTCCACCTGTTACAGTTTCATCCGTCTGAAATCTTTGTTGTGAAGATATAAATAATCTTGGTGTTGCATTACCAAGGTCTTCAGCGAGAACCTTTGCGGTGGCATAAGATGTACCACCAGTAATAGTTTCACCCTTAACAAACTTGCCTGTAGAACCAGCACCACTTTCAGTAACAAGCAGAGTCCCATCTTCAAGAAGAAGATTAGTAGGGGTCTGCACCTCTAAAATGATGTTATCAATACTGACTGTTAGCTGAAGTTCAGCAGATTCAAGGAACTGGTAATATGATTTTATAAATTTAGCAAACTGTGGATGATCTTCGGAGATGAAGTCAGGTAGTTGTCCATCAATTTGAGTACTGAGTTTATTCTCTAATTCTGGGGTCCAAGATAAGTCAAAAGGTGGTGCCATGATTAATAACTCGAAGGGGCTACATAATTACTAGTTGTAACATAATTAGTTGAACCCCCGCCACTACTAACTGCAATCGTATCCTGTCTTCCTGTAACTGATGTATTCACAATATCAATTTCAACAATCTGATTTCTCGTACTAACAATATCAACAGATGCTGGTGATGCAGTTAACCTTATTGCTGTTGATATATTATCATCAACATTAGATACATTAGTTATATAAATTGGATTAACTGAAACCAAACCATTTATATAATTTACAGTTCCAGCCAAGAGATCGTAATATGTTCGTGCCCCAGAATCCAAATAATAAATACGAAGGTTGCCAGAACCATCCTCATCAAAGAACATCTCGTTTGTATTATCTTGTATATAGAAACCCGTTGATGCAATGATACCACCAGATGTTGAATTATGAGCATCGTGTGGATGGTATAATTGGTTTCCAAAATTAACTGTGAATGAATATGTACCTGATGTATCTGGTGTATAAAAACTACCCAGAGCTATTGTAGTAACATTATTTAATATAGAAGTATCACTAGCATCAATTAAAGAAGTAAATTGTGAATGTCTAAAAACAGAGTTGAATACTTTTAGATAATCATTGTTGTAATTTGTGATAGTAGATAATACAATTGACTCCAATGCTCCAGCACTTTTTGTTGTTGCATTGCTATCAAATTTAAAATTGACGCTGATAATAAGATTCAAAACTGATGGGTCTACAATTACTGGAGTTAGTGAAGCAACAGTATATTGAGATAGTTGACTAACCAACTGTGCTTTCTGAGTTTCATTTAAATTCAATCCAGTTATTGATTTAACACTAATGAATATCTTACCATATTCTGCAATATCTGATGCACCAGTAACATTACTAAATGAACCATCCTCTCCACCCCAAACAGAAACCGATTGAGTATTTGCAAAGAGTTGTTTAACATAAGTTTTATAATCTTCTGTTGTAACACATCGACCCTGTGACGCATAGTCTAGAGGTGCGTTATATTTTATAGACTCAATAGATTCTGGTTCTGCACCACCGGCCGCCGGAGACACTAATCTAACATTAACACTGTTAACAGTATCAATTGCAGATGAACTAGTAAAGACTGCGGCACTATTTGCAGCACCTTTGTTGGTAACAACATAATTCATTATAACAATATTGCCATCCTCTACTAAACTACCTAGAATACCATCACCGAAATATATTTCATATTTACCATCCTCCACTTCTTGTAGGAAATAAACATTTGAGGTAGAGGTTAGTCCAGAAATATCTGTTGCTAGAGTATAGGTTGTTAGTGTAGAATCTGATAAAGAGTTTTGTACCCTAACTGTGAGAGTTGTTGTATCTACTCTGTCATCGTTAATAAGAAACCTCTGTTCAACATTCTGAACATCAACAGTGTATCTACTTGAAACATAACTGCCTTCATATATAATCACATTATCAAATGGGATTATAGAACCCTGTAGTAATGCAGTAACAGATTGTATAGTTACAAACTGATAAGATGTATCACCCACACTAGATGTGAAGACTGTACCCGCAGGCATCGTTGCACTGGTGTTGGATGTATTAAGAGAGACATCAACAGTTGCTTTTGCAGCTGTGGCAGAACGAGTAGTGTATCCCAAAGTCTTTGCATGTGAAACCACACTCGACCTCAACTGTGAGGAATCAAGAAACATCTCATTTGCCATCATGTTCGCATTAAAACCAAGATAGTGAGTGTTGTATGCAAGGACATCTAGAAGCGCACTAAGACCAGAACCTTCGAAGTCATAATCTTTAAACTCTGTTTGATTACGCATAAAGAGTTTTAGATTATCTTTAACCTCATCAAAGTCAAATTCTGTTACACTGAGTCTTTTTCTAGTTGATGCCATTATCGTAATCTCTCTAATAGAACTTCCATACTAACAAGTTCTGTGGGTGCATTAACAACATAAAACTCAATAGTAACATTATATGCATTGTTGTCAAGATTGGGTTGAGCTCGAACTCCCATGAGTCTAGCTCTTGGTTCAAAGTTCTCAATCACATCTTCGATCTTCATAGTTAGAACATATGCCGTAATCGGCGTCATAGGTTCAAATAGAATATCTCTCACACCAGAACCAATCTCTGGGTGAAAGGGTTTCTCATAGAAATTTGTCAGTACAAGATTTCTTACAGAACGCTTGACTGCAACGGCGTCAGTAACTTTAGTGATATCCTTTGATCCAATTTTAGGACCAAAGAATAAATCAATATCAGAATACACCTGAGCTGCACGATCCTCACCTTGATATGTACCATCAGTGTATGCGGTCTTTGACATTAGTATTCCTTTTTATTATATTTATACACTCTTTGATGTATTTTATTTCATCATATAAGTATATTTATGTCTTTAAGTTTGTGGTTCTGGGTCATAGTTATCTAAGTATACATACTCTATGACTGCTGCAAAACCCCCGAAAACTTTATTAAGGGAATAGTCCGTCAAAAACCTTCCGGGCCCATATTGGGAATCAAATCGTACAGATCTGGGATGGGTGCCATAACATCGAAATGTGCCTTTTACGTCCATAATTTCATTATCAACACTAACAAGATTGCCGGGGTGATTTGCCAAAGCTTTGGGTGAAGAGAATATCAATTCTTTCCCATTAAGTTTTATGTTTTGAGAAGCCGTACTATTAGTAGTGGCGGTGCTTATCCACCCATACATATGTTGGCCATAATAACTACTATAATATTTACCAAGAATCTTTGCGTTCCGGGCGCCGGCTGAATCCTCCCCCGGTACTCTAAGAAATTTTTTCATAAATTCTCCAAAGTGTAAAGTAATTACAATTTTGTCTATTGGTTGATTCGCTAGTGTAACTTTGTATGAAAACCGCTCCTGTCCTTTGGAGCCCGGGGGGAAGCGGTCGTTCCCTGCACCCTTACCTTGACCAAGATTTGTTATGTCAGATAATATAATCTTCTCTGTCATAGATGCTCTTCTATTAGGCATGCCCCCATCAGGAGAAAAGGTTTTTCCTGATCCAGCTGGCGCAACATTTACATCCGATCCAGATGGACTTTTGATTTTTTTATCTGCCTTTACAATTTTTATTGCACCTCTATCTTCAGTTGGTGCTTTATCAGTAACCACATAAGCTTCCACCTTCTTTTTAACTTCGGCAACTGTTGCCACGACATTTGCATTTTGTACTACAATAGATGAAGATTCTTGTGCCGCTGCAACAGATGCTTGTTTTGGTGCGATAGGTTTTTGTTCTGCCGGTTCAGTACTCCCCGCAACCTTTTGAAGATTGGGAACAAGCGCACAAATATCACCACCCCCTAGTATTGCTTTAGTTGCATCACTAACAAGACTATCTAACTCTAAACCAGCAGACTTTATGTCATCACCAAACTCTATTTTCATTTTTGCAAGAGCAGAAAGAAAAGATGGAGTGCCGGGTATCTGTGAGGCAAGCCCTGCTATCTCTGATTGTAAATTTAACTTCGGTAGAGTTGGTATCTCAATTGATTGAAGTTTATCCTTCAGACCCGCAAGTTCATTCTGAGCTTCTCCAAACGCAGCTGCAGCAGTAGAAGCGGCTTCATTAAGTTTTGCCTTTGCGTCTGCTTTCGCATCAGCAAGTTTAGATAGAACATCATTCAGTTCTGGACTTGCGCCACACAAATTTGGAATTTTAAAATCAACCATTCTAATCTCCACAAACACTAGTTGTAAAATTATAAGCAGTACAGGAAGAATCTACAGTTTGTGTAAAAGGACTTACTGACATCTGTAATTCAGCAGTGCTTACCACTGTTGCTCCTGATACTGTATTATTCGATGCTGAAGCTTTATCATCATCAACATCACCCTGAGCTCCACTTACGTCATTAGCATAAACATTAGTGCTTGATGTAGTTGAAGCATTAGGAACCCAACTTGCGTGGCCTCCTGTTGAATCACCCAATCTATGTACTGCTATTCCATTTATAAAAATATTAGATGACCCGGCTGTAGCAGGATCACCACAACCAGTTTTATCTCCTATTCTAACAGCAGCAGTACCATTAACAAAAGTATTGGGACTACCTTCAGCGTATGCTGTCTGGTGAAATCCGTTAGGACTTGGTGATGCATGACCAGTGTGGTGATCTTGAGTTTTTCTTACTATGCCGGGCATTTTTATTTCCTCTTATGGGTTAATCTTAACAGAATTAGTTGCCGTTGGTGTATTAGTTATTACATCGATAACACGGGTTTGCCCTGATCTTATCGTGTGTACTGTTCCAGATGATGAATCCAAAGTTGTCTCAGCAAAGATATCCATTGCAGCTGCTGACATTATATTCATTTTTCCTGTGGTGGCCGGGTCATCATCGGGTAACTTACCCGCCTTCAGAGACATAATCCCCGATATGGTTGACTGAGATATATCGGTCTTTGCAAGCACGGTATAGTTAGAATTCGTTGTCATGAAAATACCATCGCCATCAAAGTTCGAACCCATCTCCTTACCCGTAACATCTAAATCATATCCACCACCAACAATTTGAATTTTAGACTTCTCAAAGGTGACAACCGAATCACCACCGACTCTACCTTTGATATCATCGTTGATATTGAAAGAATGATTACCGATAATCTCTTCTTCACGATTACCGCCCGGACCTTTTGGATGTGCATCGTTTGCAGCACCTAT